AGCTCGAAGATGCCGGTGAACAAGGTGGTGACCGAATACCGGTACGCGGGGCAGACCAACCAGGGGTGGATGGGATGAGGACTATAATTACACTGCTGCTAAGTATACTTTTGTCGCCTTGGGCATACTCCCAGGCGGTCTCTGACTCCGCCTTCATCACTAATCAGGTCTACCCAGCAGTCGTCTTGCTCTACAGCCAGGACGAGACGGGTTCGATGAAGATGCACTGCACGGCCACGGCCATCGAGAAGAACCCTGCTGGCTACGTCTTCGTGACGGCCGCGCACTGTGCCTCGGAGGACGACGTCGAGAAGAAGCGCGTGCAGGCCGACGTCAAGAAGTTCTTCTTCGTCACCTTCGATGAGCGCAAGGACAAGACCTTCGTCAAGGCTAAACTTTTGGCTTGCGGCTACCAGCACGCGGGCGACGACTTCTGCCTCTTCCAGGTAGACTCCCAGGCCCAGATCCCGGTGATGCCGGTGGGCAAGGACCCCGTGCGGTACTCGGGCGAGGCCATCGCCAACGTGGCGTCGCCCTTAGGCCTCGGCAAGCAAGTGTTCAGGGGCACGGTCTCAAGCCCGGACCTGGACCGGGACGTGCGGGTGAACGACATCAACTGGCAGCACACCGTGCTCTTGCAGCTGCCGGGCACGGACGGGGGCAGCTCCGGGTCGGCGGTCGTGTGCTTGGAGCAGCGGGCCATCTGCGCCTTCCTCGTGGGCATTATCGATGACACGCAGATCGTGGCCATCCCGGCCTCGCGGCTCGTGAAGTTCCGGCAGGAGGTTGATTCTAAAACCTATAAGTACTGGAAGGCCGAGGACCAGGACTAGGAAAACTTTCCTATAAGAATAGTTTCCCATTTGCGAAAGCTAGGCGTTTACAGGTTACCAAAGTTAGGTGTACAATTCTAAGTTTAGGAGCTCTCCCCCGATGACTGACCTCAAGCTTCGCCGAATTATCCGTGACTTGCTCAGGGGCTACATGCCCCCGAACTCCCACCAAGGGGCCTACGACCAGTCGGCCCTCCTGGACGTTAACCTAAACAACCAGTTTCCCGTGCAGTTGCTGGTGAACGGCGCCGTGCCGCTCAGCCCCTCGGCGATCATGGGGGCCAGTGGCCCCATCCTGCCGCAGCTCTTCGTCATCACGAAGGCCGGGGTTCTCACTGACACCATCGCGGCCCCCTCGCCGGCGACCGCCTCGGGCCTAGGCAGCCCAGACGACGGGAAGATCATCTCGTTCCTGTCGCTGACGGCCTTTGCGCACGTGTTCACCACGATTCCGGCGGGCAATTTCCGCAACGGCTCGTCCTCCGTGACGACCGCCACCTTCGCGGCCTTCGCCGGCGCCTACCTGCGGCTCGTCGCCTTCCAAGGCATCTGGTACGTCGAAGCTCAGAACAACGTGACCCTGACCTAAGGAGGCGTTTGTGCACGAGTTGATCTACAAGCGCGAGCAGGCCTCGGTTCGTTACGAGAAGAAGAGCCGGCACCAGCCGGACGACTGCGACGACTGCTGGATGTACGTCGAGGGTAAGGCCCCGGCCTGCACCCACGTCAAGGGCCCGATCTACCCCGAGGGCTGGTGCGTGATCTTTTCACCCAAGAAGGAAGAGGAGAGGGAATAATGGCAAAGCATAAGGTCGACACCTACCACGAGGTGCGCAGCACAAGCAGGGGCGGCAAGAAGAAGCTGTCCCACATCGAGGTGCGCCCTGCCAAGAACGAGGGGCACACCGTCACCCACCACTACCACCCGTCGGACACCGCCTTCCACCAGCCGGACGTCTATGCCTTCGGCGAGGGCCCCGAGACCGTCCACCACCTGATGGACCACCTGGGCGTAAAGGAGAATGAGATGATCTCGCACCTCCAGGGCATGGACGAGGAGTTCGACACCGAGGAACCGGGCGGCAAGCCGGACCACGAAGAGGCCGACAAGGAACCGAAGTACAAGCACTACAAGTCGACCAGGTCAGAAGAGCGGGGCGAGGACTAATGCACGCCCTCGCCATAGCTGTTCTCGTCACCGCCGTCGCCAGCTTCGTCGCGGGCGCCATGTACGGGCGCCGGATGGAACAGAAGATGCTCGCCGACCTGAAGAAGGGCTACGAGCTTGCCCTGCAGGCAACCAAGCTTGCGAGCGATATACAAAAGAAAGTATAAGCCTATGCCGTCATCGGCTGTGATGGGAAAGTTCAAGCGTGGTGTGCTTCGCTCCGGAGGCCCCAAAGGCCCCAAGGTGAAGAACCGCCAGCAAGCCATCGCTATCATGATGAGCGAGCGCCGCAAGGAAAAGGCGCACGGCGGTCGGTACCCGGAGGGCACCACCTCGACGGCCTCGTTAAGGCGGGCGGGCTGAGATGGACTTGACCATCTTCCCGCCAGGCACTAACTTCTTTGAGCCGAACGAGGTCAACGAGGTTACGATCCAGTTCCCGGACAAGGAAAGCGCGATCGTGTTCTACGAGTTCATGAGAAGCTTTATCAACGAGGAGATCACGTTGATTGCGGAGGATAAAATTGGCAAAGCTGACGACTAACGCCCGAAAGCACATCTCAAAGTCCAAGTTTGGCGTCCCCGCAAAGGCGCCGGGTGGGGGCTCATACCCGATGCCGGACCGCTCGCACGCTGTCAACGCGATGGCCCGTGCCTCTGGCAAACCGGTCGAGGCCCGAGTCCGGGCCAAGGCTCACAAGCTTTATCCCGGACTCGTTAAGACTAGCTCCCTGCGGAGGGCCGAGTGAGGGTCCAACCGCTTGACGACCGCCTCTTGGTGCGACAGCTCGAAGAGCCTTATAGCAGTTGCATCATTTTAACGGACCGTGGGGCGTCGACCTTCGCTGAGGTCTTAGCGGTGGGTCCAGGGCGCCGAACTAAGTCCGGTCACCGCATCCCCCTGCAGGTAAAGCCGGGGGACGTGGTCATGCTCCCTGGGATCGCGGCTTCGCGCCCCGACTGGAAAAAGGGCGACGAGTTCCTGATTCAGGAAGCCGATATCGGTGTGATCGTACAGCAGGATGGAAAAGTTAACTGATGGCCACTGACCCCCAGATCGACGTCAGCGAGGTAAAGACCGCGGTATCCACCGAGGACGCCGACCGGCTCCGCAAGAAGGAGGAGCTGCGGCAGCACCTGGCGCAGGCGCAGCAGCGCTTTCGCCTCTGCGACGAGGCCGAGGCCCGCGCCCGGCGCGACGCCCTCGACGACCTCAAGTTCTCGATCGGCGAGCAGTGGCCCGCGGACATCGAGGCACAGCGCGTTGCCGATGGCCGTCCTTGCCTCACGATGGACCAGCTTAACCAGAGCATCAAGCAAGTTTGCAACGAGCAGCGACAGCAAAGGCCCTCCGTGCAGATCAACCCGGTGGGCGACGGCGCCACCCGGGAGGTCGCCGAGGCCCTGCAGGGGATGGTCCGGCACATCGAGGTTAACTCGGAGGCCGAGATCGCCTACGACACCGCCTTCGAGCACATGGTGCGGTTCGGCTTTGGCTATTGGCGGGTCAGCACCGAGTACCTGCCGGGCGACACGTTCGACCAAGAGCTCAAGATCGACCTCATTAAGAACCCCTTCACCGTCTACTGCGACCCCGCGGCCATGCTGCCCGACCAGTCGGACGCGCGCTTTAAGTTCATCATCGAGGACGTGCCCAGGAGTGAGTACAAGCTGCTCTACGGCGACTCGACCGCTTTAGGCCTGCCGGACTACTCCTCGATCGGCGACAACGCCGCCACCTGGGCCACGAAGGAGACTATCCGGGTAGCTGAGTACTTCTACATTGAGGAGAGCACCCGCGACATCGTGCGCCTCGAGGACGGCACCGTCAAGGACGAGGAAGACCTTGAACAGGATGACGTCGTCGTGGACCACCGCGAGGTAGTGGACCGCAAGGTCATCTGGGAGAAGATCAACGGCGTCGAGGTGCTAGACCAGCGCGAGCTGCCGGGGAAGTACATCCCGGTGGTCCCGGTGCTTGGCACCGACCTGGACATCGACGGCAAGCGGTACCTGGCGGGCCTGACGCGCAACGCGAAGGATCCCCAGCGGATGTACAACTACTGGAACAGTGCAGCCACCGAGACGATCGCGCTCGCCCCCAAGGCCCCATTTGTAGGCGTCAAGGGGCAGTTTAAGTCGAGCGAGACCCAGTGGAAGCAGATGAACCAGCGGAACTTCCCGTACATCGAGTACGACCCGGTTTCAATCAATGGAACTCCGGCTGGGGCTCCCGAGCGCGTGCAGACCGAGCCCCCGATCCAGGCCATGAGCCTCATGATTCGGCAGGCGGGCAACGACATCAAGGCCAGCCTAGGCATTTACGATGCCAGTCTCGGGCAGGCGGGCCCCGACCAGAGCGGTCGCGCGATCCTAGCGCGTCAGAAGCAGGGGGACCTCGCCACCTTAAACTTCTCTGACAACCTAGCGAGGTCCATCCGGCACACCGGCCGGATCTTGGTGAATTGGATCCCTTACGTGTACGACACGCCGCGCATCCAGCGGATCGTAAACCCGGACCAGAGCGTAAAGTACGTGGGCGTGTTCAACAGCCAGCAGGAGTACTCGCCGGAAGAGGCGCAGATCCTGCTCGCGAAGCAGAAGCCCGCAGTCACCGAGCTGCACGACGTGGGCGTGGGCACCTACGACGTGGTCGTGTCGCAGGGGCCAAACTACCAGTCGAAGCGGCAGGAGGCCGTGGCCTCGATCATGAGCTTAGTTCAGGCCTACCCGCAGCTGATGCAGATGGCCGGTGACCTCTTGGTCGCGAACATGGACTGGCCGTACGCGCAGGAGATCTCGAAGCGGCTTAAGCGGACCCTACCACCCGAGGTACTAGACCAGAACGACCAGTCGCCCGAGGCGCAGCTTACGGCTGCCCACGCCAAGCTCCAGCAGCTAGGTCAGCAGCATGACCAGCTCGTGCAGGCGCTGCAACAGGCAAACTTGACGATCCAGACCAAGCAGGTTGAGACCAAGGGCCGGGCAGACATCGAGAAGATGAAGATCGACGCGCAGGTCGCCATCGCCGAAATCAACACGAAGGCGCAAAATGCTAGTGAACGAGCGCAAATGTTTCACGACATTTGGGTAGAGCTGCACTCAGCGGCACATGAGCAGGCGATGCAGGCAACGGCGCCCCCGCCTACCAACGGGGCAGCGCAACCAGGAGGGGCACAATGAAGGGCCACGAGTCACCGAGGCATACGCACCAGATCGACAAGGCATACGGCAACCACCCCGAGCGGCAAGGCACGATGCCCCCGGCGCCGGCGATGCCTAAAATCCAACCGAACGTCCAGGCACCGGACCAGCTGCCAGCGCCCGGGAGCCAGTTCGACAAAATCTAGGAGGGTTTATGGCACGGCATTCTGAGAAGGCGCAGGACGCGCTGTACCGGGAGCGGACGGCGGACATCAACGATTGCGGAAACAACACGGAGTTCAACCAGGGACCGCGGGACTCTAGCTCTCCCCGCGAGCAGGCGGGCATGGCCGAGTTAGCCAGGCCATCGCAGCTGTATCAAGACATGCCGGATAACCCGGGCGACGTTTCGAACGACACGCACCACACTCCGGCGAACGTGCCCCCGGAGCACCGGTAACCAAGTTGCCCTGACTACGGGGCGTTTAGGGCGGGGAGCGCATGCCTGGTCACGCTCAAAGTTTAATTCCCCACGGCGGGTAAAGGCCGAGCAGAGAACTTAGGAGAACCCTATGGCGGACGTGATTGTGTCAAGCACCACCGACGACCTCGAGGACGTGCAGCACGCGGCCGGGGTTGACGCGGGAGAAACCGAGGTCGTAACCGAGGAGGTCGAGGCGAAGGCGCCTCAAGCTGAGGAAAAAACCGAGGAGCAACCTGAGGAGAAGGTCGAGGCTAAGGAAGAGGTCGAAGAGGAGGCCCCGCGGCCCCCAAAGTCGAAAGTGCAACGGCGCTTTGACAAGCTGACCGCGCGCAACTATGAGCTCGAGGAGACGAACGCCGAGCTGCAGAAGCGCCTTGAGGCCGTTGAGCGGGCACAAGCCGGCAAGCCGCCGGCCGTAGTGCACGCTGAGGTCCAGTCCGTGACCGGCAAGCCAAAGCCCACGGCCGACGCGTTCAAGACCTACGATGAGTATGTCGAGGCCCTGGCCGACTGGAAGGCTGAAGAAAAGTGGGCGGCCAAACAGGCTGAGCAGCAACAGGTCCAGCTGCAACAGCGGCAGCAGGAGACCTTCCAAAGCTACAACCACGCGGTGTCCGAGGCACGGGCCGAGTACGAGGACTTCGACGAGGTCATCAAGAACGGGCCCCAGATCCCCAAGTCCGTGCAGATAGCGATCATCCAGATGCGGGACCAGGGGCCGGAGGTCGCGTACCGCATCGCCCAGGACCCCGACTTTTGCGACCAGCTGGTCGAGATCATGCGGCAGGAAGGCGACGCCGCGGCCCTCGTGGAGTTCGGCGGCTGGGTTCGGCAGCTCTCACAGCCGGTCGAGGAACGCGTGGTCAAGGCCCCGGTGTCGCGGGCCCCACGGCCGATCAAGCCAGTCGGTAGCTCCCCGACGCGCAGCTCGATACCGTTGGACGACGTTGACTATCAGACCTATCGGCGCGTGCGGGCCGAGCAGGAGCGCGCGAGGTTTAGGCGATAATAGACTTTAGTAAAAGCCTTCTAGGCGCGGCTCAAGCGCCTTGGTTTACAAGCGGTGGTCTTCCGTAGGCTGGTGGCGAACTAGCCAGAACTTCTAACCGACTCGGAAACGGTAGCAAGCAAGACTTTTTTCGACTTGGAAGGAGCTTCAATTGGCTAACACACTGTTAACCATCAGCATGATCACCCGAGAGGCGCTCCGTATCTTGGAGAACAACCTTACGTTCACCAAGTACGTCCGCCGCGACTTCGATGACTCCTACGGGAGAGCCGGAGCGAAAATCGGCACGGTACTGAATATCAGGAAGCCACCTCGATACGTAGGCCGCGTTGGACAAGGCCTGCAGATCGAGGACGCGACCGAGACTTCAGTCCCGTTGACCCTCAACACGCAGCGCGGCGTTGACATCGCGTTCACTAGCCAAGACTTGGCGTTGTCGATTGATGACTTCAGCGACCGGTTCGTAAAGCCGGCCATCGCGAACGTCGCCAACTTCATCGACTTCGACGGCCTCGGGCAGTACCTCAACGTGTACAACGAGATCGGTACCCCTGGCACGGTGCCAAACGCGTTGCTGACCTACCTGCAGGCTGGCCAGCGGCTGGACGAAGAGGCGGCCCCGCGCGACAACGCGCGAGCGCTCGTTATCTCACCCGCCATGCAGGCCACGATCGTCGACGCCTTGAAGGGCCTCTTCCAGAGCTCACAGGACATCGCCGAGCAGTACGAGAAGGGCACCATGGGCCTGACCATCGGCTTCAAGTGGAGCATGGATCAGAACGTGCGCACCCAGCAAGTGGGCGCGTACGCCGGCTCGACCCCGATCGTCACGGTCGCGGGCCAGACCGGCAACTCGATCCTAACCTCCGGCTGGGCGGCTGGGCAGGTGCTCAACCGCGGTGACATCGTCACCTTCGCGGGCGTATTCGCCGTTAACCCGCAGAACCACCAGTCGACCGGCGCCCTCCGCCAGTTCGTGATCACGGCCAACGTGGTCTCGGCCGGCGGCCTGGCAACGCTCCCAATCGCGGGCCCCGGCGGCCTGGGAATCATCACGGCTGGGCCATTCCAGACCGTCACGAACTCCCCAGCGGCCGCGGCGGTGATCACCATCAGCGGCGCCTCAGGCACCGGGCCAACCCCCCGCGGCCTGGCGTTCCACAAAGACGCCTTCGCGTTCGCGTCAGCCGACCTGCCCCTCCCGGGCGGCGTCGACATGGCCGCGCGCGTGGCTGACAAGCAGCTCGGGATGAGTATCAGGCTCGTGCGAGCTTATGATATAAACACGGATCGTTTCCCCTGCAGGCTGGACATCCTGTACGGGTGGACCACACTCTATCCGGAATTGGCGGTGAGAGTCGCCAGCTAATCTGAGTGAAAATTCAGGTTAAAAGGACAACTACCATGACCAAAATCAACAAAATCGCAGCGGTCCTTGGGCTGGTGCTCGTAGCAAGCCTGGGCTTCGCCCAGGTCGGCACCCCGCTCACCCAGACGACCCTCGCCACGGCGCAGCTTGCCTCCGGCGCGGGCGTCACCCAGAACACGGACACTACGGTGTCGCTCGCCTCGGCGACCGGCATCCAAGTGGCTAGCAACGGGCAGCCAGTCACCTACATCTACATCGACCAGGAGGCCGAGGGCATCCTGTCGGTGGTGCCGGGGCAGACAACGATCTTCAACGTGTTGAGGGGACAGCTCGGCACGAAGGAGCATTCGCATGCTTCGGGTGACATGGTGCTCGCCGAGATCGTCTCCCCGCAGTTCGGGGGCTTCTCGGGCTCCGGGGGCTTCCAGGCCAATGATCCGCCCTTCAACGGGGCGTGCTCGGCGGTGCTAGCGACCCCTTGGGTCAACGTACTTACGTCCATGCAGTGGGTGTGCTCCACGGTGACCTCCACCTGGACGTCGTACTTCTCGAACCCGTGGGCTGTGGACACCTCACGCCTCACGACCGCGGTTGCCTCGGCGGCCACGTTAACCCCGTCAGGGCCATTGTTTGAAGTCTCCGGCACGACCGCGATCACCGCGTTCGGCATCCCGGTCGGCTTCAACGCCACGGCAGTAGGCGGCGGGCAGTTTTGCATGATCCCAACCGGCGCTTTCACGACCACGGCGACGAACAACATCGCCAAGGCCTCGACGGCGGTGGTTGGGCAGGTGCTTTGCGAGACTTGGGACGCTACGCAGTTAAAATTTGTGGCCTCATATTGAGGTTTACAGATTTGGACGGGAGGGTCGAACCTGGCCCTCCCCGTCCTGACTTTTATAAGGAGGAAATTATGGTGGACTTGAAGGACGTTCTAGCCGGGCCCCACGAGTACGTCAACGGCAGCTACCGGGCCGTTGAGCGGAAGGTCGAGGAGGTCAAGACCGAGGTAGAGGCCGAGGTCGAAAAGGCCGAGGAGGAACTGTGATCATCGAGAACCCCCAAGAGATGCGGAAGATCCTGATGGGCCCGCACGACTTTGTGAACGGGACCTACGTGCCGCGCAAGCCGCTGGCGCCGGAGTTCCCGGAAAGCCCGGCGGTCATCCCGCCCCTGGCCAGCGACGAGGACGATTTGAAGTTCAACAAGGACTTCGACGTCGCGGCCTTCAAGAAGCTTCGCAAGGCTAGCAAGTGACCGGGAACGACGTCATCAACTCGGCCCTCAGGCTGATCAACGTGCTGGCCTCGGGCGAGGTCCCGACCGCCGCCGAGAGCCAGGACGCGCTTGCCACCCTGAACCTCATGATGGAGGAGTGGTCAGCCGACCGCCTGACGGTGTTCACCGTGCAGCGCGTGGTGCAGGACGCGCTCGGGAACTTCTTCAACCTGGTGCCCGGGCAGAAGGCCTACACCTACGGGCCCGGGGGCTTCTTCAACGTGCCGCGGCCCGCGTACATCGACCGGATCGGCATCATCAGCAAAGCCAACCCGATTCAACCGCTGGAACTGCCACTTGAATATTTGACGACCGACCAGTACGCGGCGATCCCCGTGAAGGACATCACGTCGAGCCTGCCCCTGAAGGTGTGGGACGACCTCGGGTTCCCATTGAGAACCTTTACGTTCTGGTGCGTGCCGGACGGCGGGCTCCCGGTGTCGATCGCGGTCTACAGCTGGACGGCCCTGATGTCGTTCCCGGACCTAGCGACTGACCTTGAGTTCCCACCGGGCTACTTTAAGGCGATCCGTTACAACCTAGCGGTGGACCTGGCGCCCGAGTTCGGGACGCAGGTGCCGCCGGAGGTGGCGGCGGTCGCGACCTCGTCGAAGGCGAAGATCGAGGCCATCAACGCGCCGAACCTGGATTTGAGGTGTGACCCGGCTTTGGTAAGTCCAAGGCAGCAGGTGTACAACTGGATAACTGATGGGTATGGACGGTCGTTCCGCGGATAATTAGTAAAGCAAAATTAAACTAATTTCCATAAGTATTAGTTATGGTATAATAAAGAGCATGGACGACAAAAAACAACAATTCGGAAAGCTCTTTATTTACCTGGTACGCCTGGACGGGAAACCATGCTACGTGGGCCAGGTTCATGGCAAAAAACAAACAGTCAACGGCCGTTGGGAGCAGCATTGCCATGATGTACGCCATGGCAGGAAACTTTGGTGTGCAGTCCAAGCATTTGGTCGAGAGCATTTCACGGTGGAAGTGATTGATGAGGCCACGGATCGAAATGACCTTAATCAAAAGGAGAAGTTTCACATTAAACAGTTTGGGACCTATTATGGTTTTGGTTTTAACGGAAACACTGGAGGCTTAGATATTCTGGCTCGACGTAAACCCGGTTTCCGTCACCCCGAAGAGGTGAAGAGAAAGATCAGTGAAAGTAACACCGGCCAAGAACGTAGCGCTGAAACTTGCGAGAAAATTCGTGCTACTTCTATTGGTCGAAAGCTTTCAGATGAGGCTAAGCGAAAGGTAGGTCTCGCTTCAGCTGCCCGTGAGCGCAAGCCTATGTCCGAAGAGACCAAGAAAGTTCTTAGTGAAAAGCTGACTGGACGTCATCACACTGAGGAAGCTAAGGCAAAGATCGGTGCTGCCTCAAAAGGCAACAAACATAATCTCGGCGCGAAGCGCGGCCCTCGCTCTCCGGAGGTAAAGGAGAAGATCCGCATCGCGCTCCTCGGCAGGAAGCATTCGGCCGAGCGGCGGGAAAACCAGGCCGCAGCGGCCTTGAAACGTTTTTCAACCGAAGAAGGTAAGGCAGCGTGGTATGAATCACGCTGGGGGACAAATTGAAAGGAGGCACGATGTGCGAAAGTTAATCCTGGCTCTCTTGCTACTTATGGCGAGCCACTTAGCCCGGGCGCAAGCCCAGGGCCCGTTTTACATTTCGGTGGCGGGCACTAACGGGGCTAGCTGCGCCCAAATCTCAGTGGGGCAGGACGCTACCATCTCGATCTCGGTCACGGGCACCTGGACGGGGACCCTGACGCCGCAGGTGACGATCTACCCGAACCCGCCGGTCAACACGGTGGTCTTCCCGGTAGGTTCTAATACCTCACAGGCCACCATCACCGCGAACGGCATCTACTCGGCGCAGGTGGCGGCGATGTCGACCTTCCAGGTCTGCGCCACTACGCTCAGCTCGGGCACCGTGGTCGTCTACCTGCAGGGGTCGAACGCGGTGAACGCCGGCTTCTTCGCCGGGGCGGGCGGCGGGGGCACGGTGACCGCCGTGACGGCCTCCAGCCCGATCACGTCCTCAGGGGGGACCGCACCTAACATCGCCTGCCCGACCTGTGTGACCAGCGTCTCGGGGACGGCCAACCAGATCAACTCGACGGGGGGCACGGCCCCGGTGCTCTCCCTGTCGAGCACGATCGTCCTTCCTGGTACCTTGACAGTACCTAGCGGGACGTCGATCTCGGCCACCGGCACCGGCACCATCGCGGCCACCTCGGTCCCGCTGAACGGGGTCTCGTCGGCGAACGGCACGGCCACGATCAACAACCTGAACTTCCCGATCACCTGGAACTGGGCACAGACGACCGACGCGCAGGATGGGTTGGCCTTTGGTGAGAGCGCCGCCGCCACCGGGGGCACTTTGACCAACGGCCTGGCGAACCAGGCGCTTAATTCCATTAGTACGCTAGCCGGGTCCACCGAAACACCCCTGGAGATTCAACAGGGCAGCGTCACCGGCACGGTGGCCTTCCCCGCGATACAAATTGAAACCACCTGGAACAACGCTGGTTTGACGGGGCAAGGGATCTTTTTCAACGTGACGAACACCAGCTCGGCGGCGGCCTCGCTGCTCGAGAACTTGCAGGTGAATAATGCCACGGTGTTTAGTGTAGGCGTCAACGGCGGGGCACTGGCCACGGGCCCCAGCACGTTCTCTTACGCCCCGGTGGCCTCTTCGTCGGCCGTGACCGTGAGCGGGGCGCCGTTTACCGGGGGCACGGGGACCACGACGTTCCCGCTGTTCTACCAGAACACCACCGGGGCTACCGCGCCCACCACCTGGAGCACATCCGGCACCTTCATTGGCGTTAATGCTCCGTCTGGTTTTGTTGGAAACTTTATTGATCTGCATGTAAACGGGACCGTGTCCGGATTCGTTGTAAACAACAACGCGTTGAACATAGGCGCGTCTAACACCTTTCTCTGGACTGGTCGAAGCAGGATAACAAGCCCTGTTGACGGAGTGATTAATCTTACTAATCAAGCTTCCACCAGCTTCACTCGCCTTGACTTTGGCGGTATCACCAGCACCTTCCCCGCGTTCGGGTTCAGCGGCACCACGATCACGGCCCAACTGGCGGACGGTACGGCGGGCGGCACGTTCTCGGCTTCCAACTACGCGACGGTGGTCAACTGCGCGGCGGTCGGCACGGCGGCGAACCCCTCTGTGGCCTCCTGTACGTCGGCGACCGCCGGTTCGGTCTCCTGCGCCACGGGTGCCACCACCTGCACGGTCAACACCACGGGGGTGACGGCGAACAGCGAGATCTTCATCTCCCAGCGGGAGGACACGACGACCGGCACGCGCTTGGGCGTGACCTGCAACGTAACGCCCTCGACCGTGAACGCGAACGCGATCACGGCGGTGGTCGCGGGCACCAGCTTTTCGTTCGCGCTGACCGCTCCGGTGACGAATCCGGACTGCTTCAGTTACCACATTATCAACTAAGGAAGGTTTGCCATGAGAAAGTTCGCTCCCCTTTTAACAGTTGCACTACTGGCGGCAGTTGCTTACGCCTCGATCACGTTGACCAACACCACCACCGTTAGCCAGGGAGGCTCAACCATCGAGAACGACGCCGCTGCGGCCGTGATGTCCATTGCCATCGACTTTCAGGCGGCGCAGCCGATCATGGTGGTCACGTTCAAGCAGGGCACCGTCTCGGGCGTCACCCTCGTGCCCGGCACGGTCACGAGCGCAACTCCGGTCACCGTCTCTGTCAACCTGACGACCGGGGCCTGGGCGTCGACGAATGGCCCGTCGGGAGTTCTTTCCGGGGCTAACTTAACCACCCTGCTGACCTCCCTGAAGGGGCTTCGCAACACGGACGAGACCTTCGCGGTAAACAACGCGATCATCGCGGGCACCCAGGTGGCGTGGTAATCAAATGAGCCGGTTTGCGTTTGTTGGTCCCAGCTATACCTCGCAGGCCCCGAACGTCGACGACGAGCGGTGCGTGAACATGTACCCGGAACTCGTGGAGTCCCAGCAGGGCAAGAGCCTGTTCGCGCTCTACCCCAGGCCGGGGCTCAAGGCGTTCGCGACCCTCGCCGGCGAGCCTTCAGTGCCGCAGCTCTTCGCCCAGAACGGGCGCGTCTTCGCGGCGGGCCTATTCCTCTGGGAGGTGTTCGCCAACGGCACGGTCGTGAAGCGCGGGAACCTGAACCCGGTGGAGAGTGGGCCCATCTTCATCACCGCCAACCAGGTGCAGCTGCTGATCGTGTCGAACGGGAACCTCTACCTGATGAACTTGATGACCAACGTCGTGACCCCGGTAAACATGGCCCAGTTCAACGGGCCCATCACCTGGGTGGGGTTTTCCGACGGCTTCTTCCTGGCCCTGCAGGCGAACTCGCAGGTGTTTTACGTGTCGAACCTGCTGGACGGCAGCACCTGGCAGGCGGTGAACGCAGAGCAGGTCTCGGTCTTCACGGACAACATCGTGTCGGCGATCGTGGCGCACCGCGAGCTGGCCCTGATGGGGTCGAAGGCGGGGGTGGTCTACTACAACTCGGGGGCCCAGCAGTCGCCCTTCGTGCCGATTTCGGGCGCCTACATTGAGCAGGGCTCGAACGCCCTGGCGGGCATGGTCCGGGCCGACAACTCAGTTTTTTGGAGCGGGCAGGACGAGCGCGGTGCCCTGATCTTTTGGCGGAACAACGGATATACCCCGACCCGCGTGTCGAACCACGCGGTGGAGTTCGCGTGGAGCCGGTACCCGGTGACCCAGGACCTCATCGCTTACTCGTTTCAGGACCAGGGCCACACGTTCGTCGTTCTGTACTTTCCGACCCAGTCCGTCACCTGGGTCTACGATGTCGCCACCGGCATGTGGCACGAGTGGGACTTTTTAGACCCATCACTTGGGCCCATTGCCCACCGCAGCCAGTGCCACTGCTACGCCTTCGGCAAGCACCTCGTGGGCGATTGGAAGACTGGCACCGTCTACCAGATGGACATCAGCTTCTTCGACGACTTCGGGCACCCCATCCGTCGGCTGCGGCGGGCGCCGCATGTCGCCACCGAGGCGGAGTGGGTGTTCCACCACCAGCTGCAGCTGGACCTTGAGACCGGCGTGGGCCCGATGCCCCCGTTGCCCGGGAACCAGGCCCCCACGGTGATCAACCTGCAGGACTCGAACGGGCAGGTCTGGCAGCTGGGGGCGACGGACACCGGGCTTCTAACGACTACCCCGGTAGGTTTCGGCGTCGTGGGCTCGCTCGTGCTTGACGACAATAATTCAACGCCCGCGACTACTTCCTGGAAGGTCGGCGTGGACACTTTCGGGAACCTGACCACGACCCAGGTGCCGTTCTTGCCGAACCTGCCGCAGAGCGTGCAGTTAATCTCGAGCCCCTCGGGAAGCCTGGTCTGGCTCCTGCAGGTGACGGTGAACGGAAACCTCGTCTTGACCCCAGGAAACCCCTTCCAGTTAGGGCGGGACCCGCTGGTCAGCCTCCGCTGGTCGGACGACGGGGGCCATACCTGGTCTAACTTCTACGCGCTGGGCTTCGGGCAGGCGGGCAAGTTTAAAACTAGGGTCATCTGGCGCCGCCTAGGCAGGTCCCGGCTGAGGACCTATGAGATCACGATGTCCGACCCAGTGCCCTTCCGGATCGTGGACGCTTATTTGAAGGCGACGCCCGGGTTCCAACCGACCGAGCGATTACCGCACCAAGTGCGAAAGGGAGCGTGATGAAGAGATTACTTTGGCTGATCCCGATTTTGCTCTGCTCCCAGGCCTGGGCCAGCTGGACCCTCGTCCAGCACCCGCAGAACACCACTTGCCCGAACACCACCCAGTGCTCGGTGACCCTGATCCAGCCGATCTTGCCGGGGGACGTGGTCATCGTCGTGGGCCTGCCGAACTTGCCGTCGCTGACCGCCATCTCCAGCGTGACGCCGGGCGGGAGCTTTACCCACTGCGTGAACTGTAACCAGTTCGACAACACGCTGAACGGGTCGGTTGACGCGGCCTACACCCTGAACAGCATGGCGACGGCCGGCCCGGTCGTCGTGACCTGGAGCCAGGCGGTCAACTCCGGGACGGTCGAGGTCTTGGAGTACAGCCACACGAACCCGGTCGTCAACTTCGACTCAAGTGGCAGCCGCCAGGTAGCCTCAGCCCAGACCAACTTCCCCGGGACGCCCTTGGCTCTAACGGGGGCGAACGACGTGATCGTGCAGGCAATTGGGGCCTCGGGGACGGTCTCGGGCATCACCGCCCCCTACTCTAGCCCCGCCGACTTCTCAGTCAACGCGGGGGTCGCCGGCGCCATCAACACGGCCTCCGGAACGGCGCCTACGTGGACGAACACCAGCTCGAACGGCGTCGTGATGGGCCTCGCCGTCATGGAAGGGGCTCCCGCCCCCGCGGGCACGGTGCCTCCCCCGGTGCAGCACACATTCATCCCGCTAGGCGGGGTCAACGAGCAGACGCAGTCGTACCTGGTGATGACCAACGACATCGGCAAGCTGATCTCGATGAACTGCCCGGCCACCTGCACGACGACCTTGCCGATGGTGGCGCCTTACAACCAATGGACGGTCTTCATCGAGAACTTAAGCGCCTCGAACCTGACCGTTTCGGGCAACGGGCTGGACGTCGATAACTCGTTCTCCAATGTTACCCTTGCTCAAAACCAGGGCTTGTACGTGACCTCGGACGGCTCCGAGTACTTTACGGAACGAGGCATGGGGTCAGGTGGGGGTGGCGGGGGTAACCTTAGCGGCACGTTGACCCCCGGTAAAGTGCCGGTGGCCACCGGTGTTAATACGCTGGGCAACGGCAGCATGACCGACGACGGAGCAGGCCACGTTGCCATCTTGGTCGCCGGGTCCTCGCTGATTACCGGCAACAGCACGCTCGACGACGGCGCGGGCAACTTAAGCGCGGGCGGCCGCATTTGCGCGAACCTAGTTGGGGCAAACGGCGTTCCATGCTGGTACCAGGACATCGGATCCCCAGCTGGGGTGATAACCGCGCAGGTGGGCAGCTTCTACTCCCAGCTGGATGCGGGTGGTGCCCCGGCCCTGTGGATGAAGGTCAGCGGCGTGGGGGCCTCCGGCTGGGTGCAGGTCGCGCCCATCGCCTCACCAAACTTTACCGGCGTACCCACGGCCCCGACGGCGGCGCCGGGAACGAACACCACGCAGCTCGCGACCACCGCGTTCGTCCTGGCAAACGCCGGGACCTTTTCAGGTGGTAAGTTTCTTCCGTATTCAATCTATGCCAGCCAGACGAGCCTCAACAACACGGGTACCACCGACGTTATCGTCCTGGTACCGTTCTCCCTGCCCGCCGCTAGTTTTTCGCGGATCGTCGTAGACGTCGCCATTAACGACGTAGTTGCCGGGCACAAGTACGACGTAGGCATCTATACCAAGGCCGGGGTCTTAAAGGCGAACCTGGGGGCGATCACCTGGAGCCCGACCGGGGCCCTAGACGCGGCGTTCTTACAGGGCACCGTGACTTTCCCCGCCGGGGAATATCTCCTAGCCTTCACTGGCACCACCGGGGGCAGTGGCTCTACTACGGGCGCCATTCAGGTAAACAATCAGGCGGGCTTATACTTTAACTACACCACGGCGTCGACGTCGACCGCCGGGGTTCTTCCGGGCAGCATAACGGTGGTGGAGAGCGCGGCTGCGACGGGGTTCGGGGCACCGCCGTATACCCCGGTTATGATCCTTTACTGACAATGCCTAGCCTATCACAACCCGTCTCACCCTCCGGCTACCTCCGGGGCCCGATCACCGACGAGAAGCGGCTGATTACATGGCCCTTTTTGAAGTACCTCCAGAACCTGGAGTTTAAGATCGTGACCCTGACCAGCTACACGAGGGTCAACTTGCCGATGGGGCCCCCGATCACGGAAGGTTCGATCGCCTTCGCGACCAACGGCCGCAAGGTGGGCGAGGGACCAGGGGCCGGAACGGGTGTCCCGGTGTACTTTTCGAATGGCTTTTGGCGCGTTTACTCGACTGACCAGCCGGTGGCCGTATGAAGATTGAGGTCCTACCCCCGGAGCGGTATGGGGAGCTGCCGCCGATGGAGATTGGCTGCCTTAGCCCGGCGAACAGCATAGCTTTAGTGGCCCGTGACAATGGCCGCATCGTTGGGTGTATCTTTTTAGCCCAGCCTCTCCACGCTGAGGGAGTTTGGGAGGCGCCGGGACACATCGGTCTAGGGGCTAAGCTAATCGAGGCTGCGGGCACCGAAGCGAAGAAGTTCGGCTGTACTAAGCTGTTCGGCTACGCGGTCAACGAGGCTATGGGCCGCTACTTTAGGCGCCTAGGCTGCACGAAGACGGACCTTGAAGTCTGGTCCAAGGAGCTATAATGCCACCACTAGCGATCGCCGGAGGTCTTGCCGCCGCGGGCTCCATCGGCGGGGCCCTCATCGGGGGCTCGGCCGCGACGTCCGCGGCATCTACCCAGGCAGCCGCTGCTACGACGGCCGCCGAGTTGCAGGCTCAATCGGCTCAACAAGCCCTAAACTTTCAGGAGCAGGTCTACAACCAAACGCAGCAGACCCAGGCCCCGATCCTCCAGGGGGAGGAGGGCGCTTTGGCCAACCTCGAGAGCCTGCTCGGGGTCCCGGTGCAAGGGAACGAGTTCCAGCCCACCACTATCAATCCCCAGACCGGTCAGCTGGCTATCACGGGCCCCATGGCCGCGTACCAGAACCCGGCCTTCGCGAACCCGGCCACGGCCCTAGCGCAAGGCAAGGGCAACCAGATCTTTGACCTCCCCGCGGGGGCCAGGCAGCCGGTGTCCGGCGTCCGCCTCGGTGGCCCTACGGCCCCGGCGCAAGCCAACGGCCGAACGGTCCCGCTGTCCTCCTTGGTGAACCCAGGGCTTGGCGCTCCGGGGTCTTTGTCCCAAGGCTGGCAGGGAGGCCCCTTCGTGGCGCCCACCGCCGCCACCGAGGTGAACGACCCGGGCTACCAGTTCCGCCTCCAGCAAGGGATGCAGGCGCTGCAGAACTCGGCGGCCGCCCAAGGAACCCTACTCACCGGGGGCACGGCCGCGGGCATCCAGCGGTACGGGCAGGACTACGCGTCGAACGAGTACCAGAACGTGTACAACCGGGCTTTAGGCCAATACCAGCAGAGCTACAACCAGTTCCAGCAGCAGCAGGCGAACGAGTACAACCGCCTCGCGGCCCTCGCGGGCACCGCGCAGGTCTCGGCCCAGCAGCTAGGCCAGACGGGCCTGCAGTCCGCGGGACAAGTGGGGAACACGCTCCTGACGTCGGCCGGGCAGATCGGCCAACAGCTTAACAACGCGGGGGCGGCCACCGCCAGCGGCTACGTTGGCGCTGCCAACGCCTACGGCGGCGCCGTGCAGAACCTCGGGGGCCTCGCCGGGCAGTATGCCCTGATGAGCCAGTACGGCGGGGGTGGTGCCCCCTACCAAAGCCCCGGCAACGGGTACAACATCCCGTCGCCTAGCCAGGGCGTGATCAGCACGGCCGACCTAGCGTCGGCGGGATAAAATAACTTATGGCCTCGATACCTCTACCAGCGCTCTCAGTCAAACCGCCCGAGCAGGCCCCGAACCTCCTGGCGACGGCCCAGTCGGTCCAGGCCCTGCAGGCCGGCCAACAGGACTACCAGCTCAAGCAACAGGCCATCCAGGACCAGCAGGCGGGCATGGCCGCCATGAAGGAGTGGGACAACGCCAAGGACCCGAACGGGAACACCCTGCCCGACCTGATCGGCAAGCACGGTGGGAGCGCTAACGCGGTAATCGCGGCTAAGAAGGGGATCCTTGACTACCACCAGGGGGTGATGAACCTCACGAAGGACCAGCTGGCCTTAGAGCAAACAAAGAACGACTACGTCGTGCAGCACATCGACAACGTAAAGTCGCTGCCACCAGAACAGCAGCCAGCGGCCTTCGAGGCTGCGAAGCAGGACCTCGTGCAGAAGGGCTACATGGACCCCCAGGCGGCGCAGGGGCTCAAGTACCAGGGCCCTGACCAGCTGGACCTGCTCGAGAAGGGCTTCCAGTCGCACTCGCAGGTGCTCGCGCAGAACAAGACCATCAGCGACGCGGCCGAGGCCAGCGCCAAGGCCCGGGCCGAGAACGCGGCCGCCAAGATGAACGAGATCAAGGCGAAGCTCACCGAGAGCTCGAAGCCCGGCGACTTCGACGACCTGATCGACCAGATGCTGCCGGGCAAGGAGAACGCGGCGATGAACGTACAGGCCAAGGGCCGCGTGAACTTCGCCCTGAAGCGCGGGGACGTCGAGGAGGCGAACAAGGCCATCGACCAGGCCGGGCAGTTCGTGGCAGGTATTCAAAAAGAAGTTAACCCGCAGGTACAGGCCAACAAGATCCAGGTCGCGAAGCAGGAGGCGATCAACCGGACGAACGTCCAAGCCACCTACAACCCGCTGATCCCCGGGGCCGCGGGCTCCCAGAACCCCGGCGGCGCGGGCCCCGCGACCGAGGCCCCGAAGGCCATCGGCAGCGTGCCGGCTACCCTCCGGCCCACCGTGCAGGCGATCATCGACTACCGTGACAAGCTGCCCCCGCAGGGGAGGTCCAACCCGCAGAACCAGGCCATTCGCTACTGGGTCAACGAGCTGGACCCCCAGCACGACGAGACCGAGTACCCGGCCAGGAACAAGCTGATGTCCAGCATGGTGGGAGGCCCCCTCGGCAAGCAGCTGAACGCCACGAACACGGCCCTCGGCCACATCGGGGTCCTGAACGACGCGGTCGACGCTCTTAACAACGGGAACGTGCGGGTGCTGAACTCGATCGCCAACCGCTTTGGCTTGGAGACCGGTCAAACTGCCGCGGCCACGTTCAAGACCATCGTGCACCGCGTGGGGCCCGAGCTTGCCAGCGCCTACATCGAGGGCGGCGGCGGCGAGAAGGAGCGCGGAACGACGGAGGCGGACTTCGACGCGAACCTGCCACCGCAGACGATTAAGCAGAACGCGGCGGTCACGGCCCAGCTATTAAGGAGCAAGATCGGGGCCACCGAGAACCAGTACAAGCAGGCGATGAAGCGCGACGATTTCCAGCAGCGCTTCCTGACGCCCGAGGCGCAGCGCACGCTCCAGACCTTCCAGGGGCAGGGGGTGCAACGAGGTGGAGGTCAAGGAACCGCTAGCAAGGCTA